AATCGTGGAGAACGGGAAGCCTATTTTAGATGCGGATACAGGGGGAGGAGTTATGACTTTATCTGTAAGTGTTTCTCAACCGTTCACATATAATTGCGTTTTAAGATTTGGGAATACATATGACTACGCAATGAACAATAATTATCTAATCGACACTACAAATAGCCGCACATTGGTTTTAGGTAATGACGCGGCAAATGGCGTTGATTTTACTGGCACTCAAATGAATGTTTTCGCTGTTGGAAATGGTGCGACAAGCAGCGGAAAATGTTTTAATTCCACAAACCAACCCAATGCAATTGCTTTTAACAACACTTCAAGTTTGACTTTGACGCACATACTCGACCGCAACGACTCGGGAGGTAACTCAGTAAAGATGCAGGAGCTTATTATTTGGAACTCAGACCAAGATGCCGCAGGCAACCGCACAGGAATTGAAACCAACATCAACAGCTTCTACAACATCTACTCATAGTGAGTTATAGAAACGCTGGACAGCCATTCTGCCTTTCTGCGATAGCGCATATCTTACACGGTAGTTGTATTTCGTCTCATCACGAAACAAGTGATCCTCCCTTGTCTGGGAGGGGGTGAGTTTATCGAAGTGCTTGTAGAGATACCCTTCTTTTAACATAGGGTATATAAGTCTGTCCGCTAGGTTGTCTTTATACATTCCGTACTCGTCCGCCGCGTACCATATAGTAAAGAACTCTAAGTCATACGTCCATAGCATAAAGTCTAGCCAGTTCCCAGGTATCTTGTTCTTTAGGATAAACTCAGTCTTGACATTCCTGATATTCTTCAGGTAGTTGTGCTTTACGTACTTGTCAGCGAGTTTTGACGACTCTCTAAATAGTTTTGATTTCTTTACTTGAGACTTTGGCATAATTAAAGTTGTATATTTGGAATACAACAAAGTTATATCATGGAAGGCAAAGACACACAGTTTCTAGCGGAGATGTACCATTTGGTAAAAAAGATGGAGGAGCTCATAGAAGAATTCGAAGTTAAAGATCGCCTTCTTGCTTCTGTAGTTATTGGTCTTTTTAATGAAGACGATATGGACTCAGAAGAGGAGACAGCGCAAGTAAAAACAATGTACAGCTTTCACCTAGACAATAGGGACGAGCTAGAAGTAATCAAAGAATTAATGGACGAAATGTACCAGCCCGATGAAGATCCCCTCGATGGGCTTCTCGGAGACTTAGGTATTTCACTAAACTAAATACAATGGAAGGGCTTATTAGAAAAATAATCGTAGGGAAAGACCCTAAAAACGGCATGGCTTACTATACAGGCATGCGAGCGGGAGACGGAAAAGTTTCTGCTATTTTAGAAGACGAAAGAACGCTCGTTAAATTTGGAAAGAAACGATACTTGGTGTACATTGAGAACGAAGAAGGCACGGTCCTTTGGAAAGCAATCGATGAGATGCCTTGTATGTTAGAGTTTGATCTGAATTTTTAATTGATGAGAACATTTGATTTGTTTATTGTTAAGCTAGATAAACAGCTTGATGATAAGATGACGACCCCTGGAGGGTTGGAGCTTTTTATAGATACTAAATTTAATGAATTTGAAAACAGAATCCAAGAAGGTCCCGTTGTTGCGGCGCCTTTTAAACACGATACAGGGGTTGAACCTGGGGACACGCTTTATTTCCATCATCTCGTGGTGCTTAACGAGGGTCAGGTACTTACTGGAGAGCCTAATCACTATACTGTTCGTTTTGATCCAGAGCATACTATTAATAATCAGGCTATTGCTTATAAAGATCAGCATACTGGTGATGTCCATCCTCTTGCGGGTTGGAGCCTTCTTGAGCCAGTCGAAGAAGAGGAAGTTCAAGAATCGAGCGCTATCGAGGTGGTTAAATTCTCAGAGGTCCCTGTCACAAAGGGTCGTGTCGCGTTTGCGGCTCCTTGGATTGAAGAGATAGGAGCTAAAGTAGGAGATGTGGTAGGGTTTCGAAAGAACATGGACTACCGCGTTACTATTGACGAGAAAGAGTATTATAGAACCCGCGCAGAAGACCTGATGTATGTCGAAATCTAAATTCACCACAATAGATGCCTCTCAGCGCCTTATGGCAAGCATGGAGGTCGCAATCAATAATATGATTGAGGAAGTTAAGAAACCTGTCGATCCAGAAGCTGGAGGAAGTGCTCGTAAGGCCGAGCTCCAATCCATAAAGCAAACGGCTATTGATTGTAAAGAGCTTCTAGTAGAGCGCCAGAAATTAGAGCAGATGGTAAAAGAACTAAAAGAAAATGGAGAAATCGAAGAACAAAAAGATTATTCAGGTGGTTTTGCGGAAAGGTTCTCTAAGTAACCTTAGTTACTACTCTGATAACCAAACAATTAGCGACGATTACTTAAACCAAAACTTTACTGTAGTTTACATGCCTTCGTAGCTCAGTTGGATAGAGCAACGCCCTTCTAAGGCGTGGGTCACAGGTTCGAATCCTGTCGGGGGTACAAATTAAATTTAGAATTATGCCAGACTTATACTGTCCCGATTGCGGAAAAGAGAAGTACGAGAAGAGCCTTACTATGCGAGTAAAGGACGATAAAGCTTATTACGTCGAAGGGACTTGCGAATGCGGATCTCAGATGAAGCTTACCAACCCTAAGACGGGCGTCCCCAGTTTAGGGCGTATGAACAAACTAGGTAGTAGCTATTAATGTCCATCTTAATAGACATAGAAGGTTATGAAGATCAAGGGATTAAGGTCGACCCTAACGGTACAGAAGGAGAGGTTATCGAATTACATGGGCTTCTCGTTGTCCTTCCAAAAAAACCACCCCGATCGAAGATTCTCTTCCATGATCGGCCAAAGCACTTGCAGCTGTGGTCAAGGATACCAATGCCTGAGGAAATGCAAAGGGTTCGAAGTATGGATGAGTGGCACGAAAAACCGAGTGAGTTCCGTAAGAAGTTTTCTGCTTATATCGAACAAGAGTTTCAGCGTCGCCGTGACGGTGTTTGGTTTTACAATAATGGCATCCCTACGTATATTACAGGGCGGCACTATATGTTTCTACAATGGTCTAAAATCGATGTCGGATATCCTCAGTTCTTACAATTTCAAAGAGAGATCTTTCTCCACATGTTGGCGTGCGAGTCTGACCCTCGTTGTTTCGGTCAGCTTTATACTAAGTGTCGCCGTTCTGGGTACACTAATGTCTGTAGTGCTGTACTTGTTGACGAGGCTAGTCAAGTTAAAGAGAAACTTCTTGGTATTCAGTCGAAGACTGGTAAGGACGCTCAGGAAAATATTTTCATGAAAAAGGTGGTCTCTATTTTTAGAGGCTACCCGTTCTTCTTTAAACCTATCCAGGACGGTACCACAAATCCGCGTATGGAGCTTGCTTTTAGAGAGCCTTCTAAGCGTATCACGAAAAACAATAAAACATCCTATAAAGGAGACGCTCTGAACAGCAGCATTAACTGGAAGAACACCACTAACAATGCTTATGACGGGGAGAAGCTGCATATGCTGTACCTCGATGAGGCGGGTAAGTGGGAGAAACCTACCGACATCCGTGAGGCGTGGCGTGTAGAGAGAACTTGTTTAATTGTAGGTAAACGTATCGTAGGTAAAGCCCTGGTGGGTAGTACCGTAAACCCAATGAGTAAAGGAGGGGATGAATACAAAGACTTATGGGAGGACTCAGATCCGTCTCAAAGAAACGACAACGGACGGACGCGCTCTGGGATGTATAGGATCTTTATACCAGCTTATGAGGCGTTAGAAGGGTTCTTCGATAAGCACGGTAATGCGGTTATAGAGGATCCAGAAAAACTTGTAGAAGGAATTGACGGGGAAATGATTGACCAGGGGAGTAAGACTTACTTGAAAAACGATAGGAAATCTTTTAAAGATGACCCCTCGGAGCTCAATGAGGTTATTAGGCAGTTCCCTTTCACTACAGACGAGGCATTTAGAGACAGCATAGAGGGGAGTTTATTTAATATAGGTAAGATCTATCAGCAGATAGAGTTTAATGACGACCTATACCCCAATCCAGTCGTACAGGGCAACTTTGTGTGGCGAAAGAAAGACGAAGAAGTAGTGTTCTCTCCAGATCCAAACGGAAGGTTCCGAGTTGCCTGGATGCCTCCTGATCATCTTAGGAATAACAAAGCTGACGAAAGAGGTAAGAGGGTAGCCCCTAATAAACATATCGGGGTAGGCGGGGTCGACTCATATGACCTAGACGCTACTGTAGATGGTCGAGGTTCTAAAGGAGCTCTCCATATGTACAATAAGTTCAATATGGACGTCCCTGGAAATATGTTTGTAGTAGAGTACGCTTCTCGTCCAGACCTAGCCAGTATCTTCTACGAAGACGTCCTTATGTGCTCTTTCTTTTATGGGTACCCTTTACTTGTAGAGAATAACAAATATGGTATCGTGAGGTACTTTGAATCAAGAGGGTATGATGGGTATCTAATGGATAGGCCAGAACATCTTAAAACGGGAAACTCTTCTGTAAATGTCAGAACTAAAGGAGTCCCATCTAACTCTCAAGACGTTATTCAGTCTCACGCTCAGGCTATAGAAGCTTACATCCACGATCACGTAGGGATAAAGCCAGAGTCTGCTGAGTTTGGTAACATGTACTTTAACAAGACTTTAGAGGATTGGATCGGCTACAAGATCGATAAACGAACTAAGTTTGACTTGACTATCAGCTCTGGGTTGGCGTTACTTGGAGCTCAGAAAACAAAGAAAGAAAAGCCTAAGTCGGACTTTAACGATAAGAAGTTTTTTAGGACTTTTAAGTCAAAAGCCTGGCACTCGTAGTTTTACTATATTTGCAAGAGCTAATCTCGCAACATCAACGGTAAATGTACAACGATAAAGGTAAAAGTGCTTCTGGGTTTCCTGATCCGCTTGCTTCGGCACAAGTAAAAGAAGGGAAGGAGTATGGCCTTAGCTATGCGAAAGCTATCTACAACCAGTGGGGAAAGATTGATCAGGAAGGGTCTTTATACAGTAAGCGCTCTAAGGTTTTTGAGCGCAACAGGGACTACGCTAACGGCACCCAAGATACTAAGATTTATAAGCAACTTTTAAATACGCTAGATCCAAACAACGGTGACGGCAGTATGCTTAACATTGATTTTACTCCAGTTCCTATTTTACCTAAGTTTGTTAGAATTGTAGTAAATAAAATCCTTTCTTTAAACCCATACCCCAACTTAGAAGCTATAGACCCTTTGTCCTCTTCTGAGAAGGACTTGGAGAAAAAGAAAATTGAACTCTCGGTAAAAGCTAAGGGGCCTTTACAAAATATAGAGAAGTCGTTAGGAGTTCAGATTTCAGGAGATTCAAATAAGATTCCAGAAACTCTAGAAGAAGCCGAGATTTTCTTAGAGAATAATATTAAGTCTTCTGGCGAAATTGCCGCTCAGATTGCGACAAACATGACGCTTTCTTGGAACGAGTTTAACGATAGCATTTACCGTCGTTGCGTTAACGATATGGCGATTTTAGGTATGGCTGTTGTTAAGCGATCTAACGATCCGTCTCAAGGGATTAAAACGGATTACGTCGACCCTGCTAACTTTATACATAGCCACACAGAAGACCCTGCTTTTTCTGATTTAATTTATGCGGGCCACGTAAAAAGTATTCCTATCCAAGAGCTAAAGCGTATTGCTTCGGATCAGTTTACAGAAGAAGAGTATAAAGAGATCGCTAAGAAGGCTCAAAAGAAGAATAACCTTGACGCTTCTAAATTAAGCCAGTCTTCTCACAACGCTTATACAAATACTTCTAGCTACGGCTATGACGAGTATATGGTTGAAGTTCTTGACTTTGAGTTTATCGGAGTAGACTGTATCTACTTTGAAGACAAAGAGAGTAAGTACGGAAACAAGGGGTTCTACATGAAAGGAGACAACTACAAGACTCCTGCTAATTCTATCTACCAAAGGTCTGTAGAGAAACTTGAGAATTCAGTTGTTTACGAAGGAACGTATGTCTTAGGGACGGACTATATTTTTAATTATGGTCGCCAGAAGAACATACCTAAGAATGTTCATGATATCTCCAGAGCTACTCTTTCGTACTCTTCGTGCGCTACAAACCTTCTGAAAATGATGCCTAAGTCTATGGTAGACAGCTGTATCGGTTTTGCAGATCAACTTCAGTTGACTCATTTAAAACTACAGCAGTCTGTAGCTAAGGCAAAGCCTGATGGGATTATCATTGACATCGAAGGTTTGGAGAATGTTCAGTTAGGTAAAGGTGGCGAACTTCAGCCGCTGGAGTTGCATGACATCTACGAGCAGACAGGTGTGTTCTATTACAGAAGTAAGAACCCAGAGGGGGGCTTTCAGAACCCACCTATCCGAGAAATTGGTAACAGCATAAGGAATGTAAACGAGCTTATCGGGCTCTACAATCATTACCTAAACATGATCCGAGATACTACGGGAATTAACGAGGCTATGGATGCTTCATCTCCTAAGTCGGACGCGCTTGTAGGTGTTCAGCAACAAGCCTTGGCTGCTGCTAATAACGCCATATACGATATCACGAACTCGTCTATGGTTCTTTATAAGAAGGTTTGCCAAGACATCGTAAAGTGTTTGCAGGTTATTCATCCTGACTCAGTTCTATACAAGATGTATGCGAATGCAATCGGTAAAGAAAACATGAGCGTACTGTCTTCCTTTAGAGATTTGTCGATGTACAACTTCGGAGTCAGGGTAGTCAAGGAGATGGAAGAAGTGGACAAGCAGTATTTAGAGCAGAACATCCAGATTTCTTTATCTCAAAAAGAACTTGATTTAGAGGACGCTATCGCTATCCGTCAACTTAAAGATGTCAACCAAGCTGAGAGGTTGTTGGTTATCAGGAGAAAGAAGAGAATGGCGTCAAACCAGCAGATGGCTATGCAGAATTCGCAGCAGCAAGCTCAGATTCAGCAGCAGTCTGCTCAGGCGACTTCTGAAGCTAAGATGCAGGAGTTACAGATGCAAGCTGAGCTTAAAGCTCAGGAGATGCAGCTTAACATGAAGTTAGAGGCCCAGCTAGAGGAGGTTAAGCATCAGTTCAAGAAAGAGATTGAGATGATAAAAGCGTCAGCTGTCCTGGGTATTAAGACTGACGACAAAGAGTTTAAAGAGAAGCTTGAAGTGTTAAAAGAGGATCGTAAAGACGATCGAGTAAAGAAGCAGGCTGTCGAGCAGAGTAAATTGCTATCCCAGAGACAGGAGAAGCGAGGCGAACTTGAAGGTCCTGAGGGGGAAGATATGGCATCTAAAATTCTAGAGTAAGATATGGAGAACGTAATAAATTTAGACCGCTCGCAAAGACTTGACATTATTTGCAGGAAGGGAGATACTTTTATCTTAAATCTTGAAATTAAAAACGACGAAGGCGTCGCTGTTAACTTATTCGAAACGACTAACGTCTATAGTTTTGTAATGGAGGTAAGACTTAGCGATACGTCTGCTACGGCTCTATTAACGCCTACAGTTACTATCTCTCAAGAGAGTACGGGCTTAGTGACTTTTACTGTTCCAGCGGAAACTATGATAGTGAACTCTGGTCTTTATGTTTACGACATACAGCAAACTAGAACTAACTCCTCTACTTCTGAGGTACTAGCTGTAGAGACTTTGGTTTATGGGACGTTTAAAATCAACGAAGACGTAACAGTTTAATATGGCTACAAAAGTAAAAATTACAGTATCCAAAGGCCCCCAAGGGGTTGCGGGGCCTCAAGGGTTTCAAGGATTCCAGGGTCCAAGCGCATATGAAGTATGGCTTTCTGAAGGCAATTCAGGTACCGTTCAGGATTACCTAGACTCTCTTGTTGGAGAAGAAGGCATACAAGGTGAGACTGGGGTTGTAGCTGACCTAAATAGCGTTCCTGACGTCGATACTAGCGGAGGAGTTACAGGCCAGGTTCTTACTCAGCAATCTGACGGATCTTTTGCTCTTGAGAACGTAGCTCAGAGTCTGTTCGATTTAACAGATACAGAGCAGGCGGGTGGTATTGCGGCGAATTCTACGCTTACGTATATAGGGGGTAAGTGGAAGAACACGGCTCCTGCGTCTCCACCACCTGCTCCTACTCTTGAAAACTTAACGGACACGGTTCTTACGACACCTGCGGACGGTCAGTTCTTAAAGTACAATGGTACTGAGTGGATCAACGCTCAGGTAGATCTGCCTTGGACTGCTACAGGTAGCGACATCTACTACAACACAGGCGATGTAGGTATCGGAACCGCGACACCAGCAGCTAAGCTTGATGTTGAAGGAAATGTTCGTTTTTTACTCGGTAGCCAATCCCCCACATATGCATTAAATATTACTGGTGTAGGCAGCAACACTCACTCTATAGGTGGCGGAAACTCTCTTACTTTGGGTTATGCGCTTGTTAATCACACGGGCAGTATGAACCTTGCATCGGGAAGTGCAAATAAATACATAAGTATAGGTGGTTCTGTCAGTGGCAGTGGCTCTAGGCTATACGTGAAGGGTTCTACCAGCGACGACACTGCAAAAGCTTTTAACGTTTTTGACTCTTCAAGCTCAGAGCTTTTTGTTGTTCGTAATGACGGTAACGTAGGTATCGGAACCGCGACACCTTCTGAGGCATTGGATGTTGCGGGGAATATAAAGGCTTCTGGGTATTTATATTTTGGTAATAGCACTCATTCCGTAAAAACTGTATCTAATCAGGGTATTCACATAGGGCAAGGCACGGGAACTTCTTTAGCTAACGCAGGCGTCGTTATTGGAACTAACGCAGGGAGGTTCAATAGCGGGCAGTATAACACGGCTGTTGGGCCAAATGCAGGGTATAGAGGCTCGTATTCGGCTCGTCAAACTTCTGTCGGAAGCCAAGCAAATAGCGGTAGTGCTGCTTATACAAAAACCAACTCGGTTGGGGTTGGCGTAACTTCAAATTACAACGGCTCTGACAACACAACTTCAGTAGGTGCGTACACAGGTTCTAATTCACCTTCATCCTATACTAATTCAGCATTCTTTGGTTATGGGGCGGGAAAGAGCGGAGGAAACAACAGTGTATTTGTAGGGTACGAAGCTGGTAAGAGTGATGGGGTTCAGTTAGTGTCCGACACAGTAGCAGTAGGCTACCAAGCCTTAACAGCTTTAACTACTGGAGCGAGTAACACGGCTGTCGGCTATCAAGCTTTAACTGCGCTAACTACAGGTATTGGTAATACGGCGCTGGGGTATCAGGCGGGGAGCTCTTTACTTACTGGTAACAATAATTTTATTGTTGGAGTTGGAGCTGGGGCGGCATTAACCACGGGAGGCGCAAACATATTACTAGGCCAAAATGCTGGTAATAAAGTTTGGAATCAAGGAAATAACATTGCTATAGGTAATAACGCTTTATTCAATGGCACGGCTGGGGAAAATATTGCAATTGGAAATGAAGCAATAGGAAATGGAGGCACAGGAGTAGCTGTGGGCGGTTCAGCGGGGCGTTTTGGAATGACTCATGGTACTTTTGTGGGAATAGCGGCAGGATATTTGGGTGGAGATTCATCTGTTGGACTTGGTAAATGGGGAGGGGCTTATCTTCGTGGTGAAAGAAACGTATCTGTAGGTTTTAAAGCTGGCCAGGGTGTTGCCTACACCTCCAACACCAGCAACAACGTTTTCATTGGCTACGAAGCGGGAGCGGCAATAACCAGTGGCGGAAGCAACGTGTTAATTGGTTACCAAGCGGGATCTGCTCTAACAACCGAAGCCAACAAGCTATACATAGAGAACAGCAACTCCACCACCCCGCTTATCTACGGGGAGTTTGATAATGATATCCTTAGAGTAAACGGTACACTACAAGTCAATGACCCAGCCTCTACAGGATACGCCTTACCAGCGGCTACAGGAACTACAGGTCAAGCTCTTGTTGTTAACGCTAGTGGAGACGTAGAGTTTGGTGATGTAGGGATTGATGGGTTGGTTACAACTCTTGACTCTGACGATATTAGGTCATGGAGGCCAGGGTATAGAGAGTTTGGAGTAGACACTTCCGTTGCGGATGACAGCTCTTTAAATCTTTCTTTAGGCGAAGGCCACCCAAGAGATTTGTATTTTAAACCTGACGGAACTAAATGCTACGTCGTCGGAAATGGGCTAGACGACATCCATGAGATTCCTCTTACTACGGCTTGGGATCTTCAGAGCGCTACAGTTGCTAATATTATTGATGTAAACCTAGCTGGTTCATCGTCTATTGGGGGCGGTGGTTTCGAGGGAAATCTATATGGAATTCACATAGCTGATGATGCAAACGACTCATCGACTTACGGAAAAAAATTCTTTATTGTTGGAAGCCAGAAAGATGAAATTCAGGAGTACACAGCTACCACAGCCTGGGACGCATCCACTATATCGACAGCGGCAACCGATAGGCTATATGTTGGGGCTCAAGACGCGAACCCCTCCGCCCTAAGGTTTACTCCAGACGGACAAACCCTTTACGTTCTCGACGGAGACAACGATGCATCACCAAGATGTAGGGTATGGGATCTAACGACTGCGTGGGATTTGAGCACCGCTACTTACAATTCTTCTAAAGACATAACATTTTCGACCGTCGATCGAAACGCAAGAGGTCTAGACTTTAATTCTAATGGCTCTAAGGTTTATATCACTACTCCTCAGAACTATATTCATGAGTATGACCTTTCAACCGCGTATGATATCACTACGCTTTCTTACGTTAGGTCTTTAAACACCGCTCATTTCAGAAGTTTTATTCACGGGAAAACTAACAATTCATTAAACGAAACATACGGATCGCTAGAGGGTATTTATTTTGTTAAAAGCGCTTCTGATCAATACGCTTTTCTTTTGTACAACAATGGGGATGAGATAATCAGGTTAAAAAGAACTGGATTAATTCAGTCTAACGACACCATTTTTGAAGGCGTCGTAGATGCTAAAGCCCTTAATGTAAGCGGAACAACTCTTCTTGGAGAGACAAGATTTCTAGGGGGCGTTGTCATTTCTGGGGCGCCATATATCCAGGGTGCCATGAACTGGGCTGGTTTTAATTCTGGGCCTATAAAAGGGGCAACAAGCAGCCATGACGCGTTAACGTTTGGTAGTAATGTAAAATCTATAGGCTTTGCCGATAATATTAACCAAAACCCTGACAGTCACGACCTAAACAACACGGTAAATGGCACCTGGCTTCACAGGTCAGAATCTCCTCAAGACGGAGCTTACAATATTATAGTGCCGAAGTCCTCTGGTACTATAAAGCTTGACACAGACAAGTCCTATTTAAACGCATTTAACACAGAAGCAACAGCAAAAGTTACTGGCGCTACAGAAGATATTGAGTACTACTACACAGCAAGAGCGGACGGTCAGGGGGAGTTCCAAAGGCAATTAGGAGCCTTACCAGCTTCAGGTCAAACCCTGACCAGAACAAGCTACTATTCTGACAAGGCTTTTGCAGACCCAGATACAGCCGCTGACTGGACGTCAGGCACAGCTTACACCTCCACTTCTTTAGCGTCTTCGATATCCCAGTCAGCTGACACGCTTTTAAACGCTCAAGCTACAGGGACTCCGCCGCTTTCAACTAAGATTGTCATCTCTAACTTCCTTGGTTCTTCAGGGCTCATCAGTGGAGACTCAAACGGGTTTGGAGGTACGTCTGTAGTTTATAGCCTTAGACTTCTTAATCACATCTACGATGGGGCAGCAATACGAGTGGTAAACGACAGCGCCGTAGAAGCTGATATAGGCTTTAACTCTAGTCTTGAGCTCGATACTACAGCTCTTTTGACTCACTGTGGAAGCGGCGACGGGTACCTAGTGAAGTGGTATGATCAGGCTCAAGGCGGTCCTACTGGAGACGGTAATGACGCTTCTTGGGACAGCAGCACAACGTACTCAAGCAGAAAGCCGCAGATCGTTTCTGCTGGATCTGTAATACTTGATAACGGAAAACCCTGCGTAGAAACAATTGACGCTGGTATGTTGATGGAATCTGAGTTTAGTGCTTCTGGTGAGTATGACGTTTTTATAGTGTGTCAAAAAACCATAAACAACGGAAACCATGGAATGCTTTTTGGAACTCGAACAGGTAACGACAACCGAATTTGGATGAGGGACAATACCTTGAATCTACAGGTTAATAACGAGGCCACAGACATCAGCGGCCTTAACGACGACGGGTCAAGCACTCTTCGTTTTTATCAATTAGGTCAAATGGTATTAAACGTCAGAAGGGATGCTTCAGGTATTAACTCAGTCCAAAGGAATGCTGTAGTTGGCAGTAGTACATACACGAATGGCGGAGCCTTTAGAGGGGATAGGATCATCAACAGTTGGAATAATAAACAGTACTCTTTTGGCGGTAACGTACAGGAGATTATTATTCTTGACGGTGACAAGTCTTCTGAGCGGGCTGCTATTCAGTCTAACATCAACACTTACTACAGTATTTATTAAAATATTTACTATATTCGCACTACTAAACATCAGTTATGGCTATCGACATCAACTACCTTCTAGGTTTTCTTTCTTACTTCTCAGCAGAGAATAAGTTTGACCCTACCTACGATTTAAACGCAGATGGTTTTATAACTGTAGCAGATCTTATGATTTTGCTAGCATCATACGGAACAACAATTTAACTAAAATACCAATTATGGCATTTACTTTTCAATCAAAGTCCTGGTCTATCGCAGGCGAAAAAGAGT